TCCATGTTCACCAGCCCTACGTGGTCAAGGTGAGCTTCAATCCCCGCCACGTCCTTCGACGTGCTGCGACCCGAGACCTTGCGATTCCGTGCATCTCTTACCGGTGTTGCGCATCTCGTAGCGACTCGACTCCCCGCAATCGTCCGCCGGTCACGAATAAACCGGCACCTCATCTCGGGCAGCCCTACGTGGTCAAGCCTGGGTTTCTTCCTTGCTCCTAAACGTTCCGCTATGCGCGGTGTCGTATCGCAACTCATTCGCTGTCGGTCTACGACTCTAGTTCTGCTCATTGCACGCCGACGTAAGACGACGCATCGTGACTCGACTCCAAACCATCGCTGTCGGTCTACGAACAAGACCGTCCCTCATCCTGAGCAACCCTTCGTGGTGAAGCTTGGGCAACAACCGGGCACCGCCTCTCAATGTGCCGTTCTGCCGCCAAGCGTGACGCTACTTACAGCCTTGTAGAGCCATGCTCCGTCCCGTTTCGCCATCGTTCTGGGTTTACGACTAAAACCCTGACTCATCCTGGCCAGCCCTTCGTGGTGAAGGCCGGGCCTGTCCGCTGCATTGCTGCCTGGCTCTTTGCTCTGCACGCTCCTGCACGGTTTCGCTCCGCAGCACTCCGCTTTGTCTTTTAGTGCCACTCAGCGCAACTCACTCGCTGTCGGTCCACGACTAAGACCGTCACCCATCACCAGCAGCCCTACGTGGTGAAGCTGGTGCCTAACTCCGCACTGCTTTGCGCATCAATCTTATGTTGTGCTCCGCATTTTTACGCTGCGTGCCGTGTTGCCATCGCTCTCGATCTACGATAAAAAAGATCGAACTCTAAAGTTATTCCTGATCTATGAAAGCCCTTAACATCGAGCTGGACCCAGCAAGAGCCGAAAAGTTAGCCATGCTTTCAGAAGCAACTGCTGGCAACATGACAAACGTCTCAGTCGGTGGTGAATTTATCGAGTTTGAACAGAGTAAACTTTCTGCATCTAAGCTCGCTAAAGCGTTGCTGAACTCGGCTATTGATCGAGCCTTCTCCCAACTGCCTAAGTAGGTTCACGTTCACGGTTCCTGGCAAACCTGCGCCGCAAGGAAGTAAGCGGCATGTCGGCAAAGGCGTCATGGTCGAGTCATCAAAACGATGCAAGCCATGGCGTCAAGACGTAAGACATCTGGCCATGGAGTTGCTTCCTGAGGGCTGGCATGCCATGATGGGGGAGGCAATCTGGATGGATGCAATTTTTGTATTCAGCCGGCCCAAAGCTCACTACAGAACGAACGGAGAACTCAAGCCATCAGCCCCCAAACATTGCACTGGGCGGATTGGTGACTTGTCGAAACTTGTTCGTGCTGTAGAGGATGCTTTAACAGGCGTTGTCTATGACGATGACGCCCAGATAGTTCACCTCACCTCTCAACGTCGTTATGTCTCTGGAGATCACGAACATCCCTGTGCCATCATCACCATCACCGCCATTTCCTAACCTTGGCGATGTCATCACAACCGATGACGTAAGCCAAAAAGGAACGGGCAAATATACGGCGGATTACGTCAACTGGTGCCGCGTGGCTCACTTGCTTCAGGACAACGCTCCTGGCTGGCAATTTCATCTAGCCCACTACGTTGACAGCAGCCACGTTTGGAAAGCACCGAACGGCACTGGTTATGTCGTCGGCTATTTCACCGGACCAAACGGTGAACGCACGCCTGACTTCCCTCAGGCTGTCATGGACTTCAAAAACAATCCTGTCCCCTACGAAAAGATCACGGCGCGGGATGTCACGGACACCCACAGAAGAGCACTAGCTGCCTGCGCTGCTTTCACGTTTGGGCTGGCCTGGCAGTTGTGGGCACGCGAAGAGGTCGAAGATCCGATGCGGCCTGAAGATTCCAAGCCTGCAAGATCTATGAAAAAGCCTGAGAAGGCAAGATCTATGACGCCTGAGCCGACGCCTTCAGTTCCTGGCGTCAAGGCAGAAGATCAGCTGATCAAACCTGACGAAAGAGACATGTTGCTCGGCACTTTGCAGGAACTTGAGAAGGCAAAGCTGGACGCCTTCATGCAAGCCTTCACCGCCATATTCCCTTTGCCACCTAACGGCAGAGTCTCCGAGGCCATAACCTCTGTCAAACACCAAACCTGGATCAACGATTACTTCAAGAGCAATGCCTGATGAAAAGACCAAGCAAGCCGTGGCGGACGACAAGCGCCGCTCCAATCACTTCCAAGTGCGGCTGGACTCGCAGCTAGCCGACCAGCTGCGCCACTACGCAGAACAACGCCATCACGGCGTGATCAACATGGCGCTCAACACAATCATCTCCAAGTTCTTCAACGGAAAGTAATGCTCAACATGACCGCCCACGGCAACCTCGGCCGTGACCCTGAACTCAAGCAAACCGACAAATCACAAGTCGCCAGCTTCAGCATCGCCGCACGCACCGGCAAAGACGAGACCACCTGGATCGACTGCTCTGTTTGGGGCAAGCGTGCCGACACCGTGATGAACTACCTGCACAAGGGCGACCGCATCACCGTTGCCGGCTCAGCCAAAGTGCGGATCTATGAGAAAAAGGACGGCAGCGAAGGCAAGAGCCTGGAGCTGAACGTGTCGGACTTCACATTGCCGCCGAAGCAAGAAGCGGGATCTATGAGCTTCTGAGCTAAAAATCGGGCAGGTCAGATCTATGACGGCCTGCCTGAGCAGATCTATGACAAAACCAACCATCAAACAGGTGCAGCAAGATGGCTTGCTGGTTTGGGAAGTCAGCCACGGCGGAACTGTCCGCTACTTCAAGCATGACTGGAAGGCACGCTGGTATTACGAGTCATGCGTGAGGTACTACCGCACCAAGATCCTGGGCAAGGGTTCTTAGTCCCAGCAGGCAAGTTTGGCGTCTAGCTCTCCGATACGCCCTACGGCTTGGCTAAGGAGCTTTGATTGATGAAAGTTTTGACGAACGAGCGAAGCGCAAATCATTTTTAGTTGCTCTTCGTCGGTGCAGTTTTGGACGTTTCTAACGCTGCGTTCAATCTCAAAAAGCTCCTCCGTGGAGGGCTTGATCTGCATCCAGGTCGCCCAGCCCATTTGTTACAGAGTGTACTTTTCTGAATAGTAAACAGCACATTTGTGCATGTCCATGCTGCTTATTCGCTAATCAAGATCACCCAGCCTGTTCTTGGACCTTCCGCCTGCCACCGCTGATAAAACGCAGCCTGCCTCACGCGGACATTGCGCCCTAGGTGCGGGTTTGAGTGACCACCCTTCTCCATCTCCGGGTAGCCAAGGGGGTCTTGGACGATCCACTCAGGGTCGTTACTGTTCTTCCCCGCATAGCCGCTGATGACCAGCCAGTGCCCGCAACCTAAGCCGCTGCACATTGGCGGCTCACCGCGAAGCATGTTGCCTGCTGACAAATAGCCGGCAAGGACAGGACGGCCAGCCTCTAGCTCTCGCTCAACCAGATCAGCGTCACCGTCTTTGCGGAACTCAGCCTTAAGCCCAAGACTCCGCAAAGCCGCCAGCTGTGCCTCTACGGACGTGGTGTCCCCGTACTTGTTGCGGATCTCGTTGTATTCATCATCCGTCGTAACGCGCCGATAAAAAGACGCCACCATCGCGGCCGCCGAAGAGAAGCATTCCCTGTAGCCCGTGCCTGTCTTGTTATCGAGCTGTGTGAAGTAGGGCATATAGATCTGCTGGTCATATCCGCTCTCTTTCCACGCTTGAAACCAATCAGCTTCGTTTTCCTCCAGTAGCTCCGCTGGCATTGACTCCTCAAGTTGTTTAATTGCAGCCAGCTGGTGGGGCGTACCACGGAAAAACTGGAAGAACGGCAACAGGGCAAGACCCATGGCCCCTAGCAGCAAGGTCACTTGGATGATGCCGGACGACACCTACTTTTCAACTCTTGTGTCAGGCAACAGCAAATCCTTGAGGTGCTTGACAGCCAGATCATCCAAGTCGTTATCAGTACGGGTAACGATCTTCTCCAGCATCGCGACGATCAGCTCCTTGAACGCCCTAGAGCGCCACATCGTCATGACCAAGGGCTTGAGGATTAGAAGCATTGGCCTGGCCTAGTTACCCTTAAAGCGTAGCTCTGTTCCGCAATGGCAGAAACTCCAGAGGATAACCACGAAAAGGAAGGCATCTCAATGGCCGATGTCGTCAAGGCTTTGGTGCTCGCTTGGAGTGCTGCGCTGTTGACTGCTTCTTATTTGGGCATCTTCCCTCAAATGAAGATGGACAACACCTTTGTCGCTTCTCTGCTGACTGGCGCGATGGCCTCGTTTGGTATCGAACGTAAGTCCAATGGCAATGGAAACAAGAAGCCGACTATTGTTGACAACAAAGACACCAAAGTCGGCATCAAATGACCCG